ATCTAATGTTAGTGGAATCAATGATTTTGCTGATAGATACCGTGTGGCAAGTAGTGCCCCATCCAGTAATAATGATGCAGGTGATCTTTACTTTGATACAACATCTAACGAACTCAGAGTTTATAATGGTTCATCTTGGCAAGGTGGTGTAACAGCTACTGGAAACTTAGCTGGTCTAGGTGCTAACACATTTACTGGCAACCAAACGATAAACGCAAACATTATTGTATCAGGTACAGTTGATGGAAAAGATGTATCTACTTTAATAGCAAATGTTGTTGAAGATACTTCTCCCCAACTAGGCGGAGCGTTGGATGGTCAAAACAACAACATGTCAAACATTGGTACTATAGATGGTACTAACTTACAACTCGACTTCGGAACTTTATAAATGGCAAAATTATTAAAACTAAGACGTGGTACAACTACGCAACATAGTAGCTTTACCGGAGCCGAAGGCGAAGTTACTATAGATACAACAAAAGATACAGCTGTTGTACATGATGGCTCACAAGCTGGTGGTAGACCTTTATTACGTGAAGATCTAACCAACCTAGCTACAGGAGGTATTGCAACTGCTAAGATAGCTGATGACGCTGTTACAGCAGACAAACTTGCTAATACAGCTGTGACTGCTGGCAGTTATACAGCAGCAGATATTACAGTAGATGCACAGGGTAGAATTACAGCTGCCTCTAGTGGAGCGATAGCTACAAGTGAAATAACCGATGCAGCAGTAACTACAGCTAAAATAGGAGCTGATGCAGTAACTAATGCAAAGATAGCTGACGACAGTATAGATAGTGAGCATTACGTTGATGGAAGTATTGATACAGCGCATATAGCTGACGATCAAGTTACCTATGCCAAAATCCAAAATGTTTCAGCTACTGATAGACTATTAGGTAGAGATTCATCTGGTGCTGGTATTATAGAAGAGATAGCACCAAGCGCAATACGTACAATGATTAACGTAGAAGATGGTGCTACTGCTGACCAGACAGGTGCTGAAATAGCATCTGCACTTAACGGACAGAATATATATACAACAGGTGTTTTTGGTAGAGATAGTACTGACTATATAGGTTTTGCTAATAATGCTCAAATGGATATCTATATAAACGGTAACAACGAGTTTAGATTTGAAGCTGATGGTGACTTCCATGCAGATGGAGATGTTATAGCTCAGTCAACAACTATCTCATCTGACAGAAGATTAAAAGAAAATATCGAACCAGTATCAGACGCTCTTAAAAAAGTACAAGCACTAAATGGAGTATCCTTTGACTGGAAAAAAACTGGCGAAAAAAGTGCCGGTGTTATAGCTCAGGAAGTTATAGGTGTATTACCAGAAGCAGTAAAAGAAGTAACACCTGTTGGAGGTGGTGGTAGTCATCTAGCAGTTAACTACCACGCTTTAACATCCATACTAATTGAAGCTATAAAAGAACTAAAAGCAGAATTGGATGAACATAAAGGAGGTAAGTAATGGCTATTCAAGATAGTGGTCAAATTAAAATATCAGATATAGTTGCAGAATTTGGTGGTACTGCTCCTCACGGTATGACCGAATATTACCGAAATGGTGATAATGTTCCCGGAAATAATACTAATGTTCCCGAGTCAGGACAAATTTCTCTTACTAACTTTTATTCTGCTGTTAATGAAATACAACAGACATACAGCTCGACTACTACAAACCTTAACTTAGCTACAGTATTCGGTGGTAACTGGGGTTCAACAGTACCTAAACGAGTCACTATTAATAGTGGCGTAACAATCGGTGCTACATCAGGTAACGCCGCAATACTTATACCATCTGGTATGGCTGGTACTTTAGTTATTGACAATAATGGTTCTATAGAAGGTCACGGTGGAGCAGCTAATAGTGGAGCTGGAGGTAACGCTATTACAGCTACACATACAACTGGTGTAACCATAAATAATGCGTCTGGTGCATCTATCAAAGCTGGCGGCGGCGGAGGCGGTCAAGGCGGAACTGGAGGTACTGGCGGAAACGGCGGTGCTGGCGGAACTGGTGGTGGAGGTAAATATGATTATGTCGTATATACTCAACCATGTAATGATTACGCACCTAAAGGTGACTCTTCTTATGCACAAACTTATCAAATTCCCGGTAGATGTCAACAAAACGGTGGTGATGGTAGATTCCAAAACGCTCAAACATGTATGGTTCAATACTACTTACCATCATGGGTGTTTCAATGTTTAGCTGAAGCAAATACTAACGGAGGAGCTGGAGGAGCTGGAGGTAACTCTGGTGGAGCCGGTGGAGCCGGTGGAGCTGGAGGTGTAGGTCAAGGATATAACCAAACTAATACTTCTGGATCTAGTGGATCAGCTGGTGCAAGTGGAGGATCAGGTTCTGGTGGTTCTAGTGGAGGCACAAATGCCGGTACTGGTGGTACTGGAGGTGCTCGTGGTCAAGGTGGAACTGGTGGAACTGGAGGAGCCGGAGGTACATTTGGTAACTCTGGTGGTACTGGTTTAACTGGATCGACTGGAGCAACTGGAGCAACTGGAAGCTCAGGAGCTAATGGTAACAGAACAAACGGATCTAGTGGATCTGGAGGATCTTCTGGTAGTAGCGGTTCTAGTGGATCTGCTGGAGGTGCAGCTGGTTATTATATTACTAACCGTGGTTCAATTACATTAAATAACTCAGGCTCAGTAGCCGGACAATAACTATGAAATTTACAGTAAAAGCAAAAACTCCGTCTAACGTAACAATAGAATACGAAGACAAAAGTATTGCGGTAATTCCTATTGTTAAAGGATTTACTAAAGATAATATTAAATACCATGCAGCTCTTTATAATGAAAGAGTTAGTGAGTTTGATTCAGCAGATGACGTACCAGTCACAGTTGGAGAAGTATTAGAAACAACAGTAGAACTAGATAAAGATGCTACTTATAAAGAAGCTAGAGAAGCACACTATCCCTCAGTAGCTAAACAACTTGACGTCGCATACTGGGCAAGAAATGGTGATGATGCTCAACAGAAAAAAGTAGATGAAGCAATTAAATTAGTGAAAGATACTATACCTAAAACTTGGACAGGTAAGCAAAGTCAGATTGCATCTTTAATGGATTAATTATATGAGACCACCAGATTACTTTAAAAATCCATTTGTAGAAACTACAGAACTATATAGAACTGTTGATATTTATGAAAGAATAAACTTAAATATGTTGTATATAGTTCCTATAAATAGAATTTTTATAAGAACAGAACCTCATGTTAAAAAATTAAGAGTAGTAGAAGCTGATTATAGATATCCGGGAATACTATATAAATCTAAATTAGATCCATTAAATACGACAGTTAAAGAAGAGTTCTGCATATTTGACGGAACTCATCGAGTACATAAAATGTTAATGGATGGTAAAACTGCTGGTGCGTTTTTTATAATAGAGCCAAAGGTTTTTGAAGGTTTAAAATACAGAGGAGCTAAGACAACTAATACGTGGAGAAGCACTGGTTGTCTTGGGTGCATGGAATAATGGAAATACCTACAATAGTATTGCCTGATATTAAAAATATAGAGACTGTCGAAATACCTATACCTACAGCTGACGTGCCATATTATACACCTATGGTAGTTCCTCCTAGCGATCTACGAGATCAAGAGGATGAGCCTGTCAAGACTGTAGAAGAAACACCCGAACCACCTACACTTAAAATACCGTTTATTAAGCAGCCAATACCACAACCTTCTACTGAGGTTGTAGTTACGGCTCTTACAACGGCGGTTGTAGCTGTATCAACGACAACGTTATCGCAGCCTATAATCGAATGGATACGTAAAAAGATTCAGAAATTCCTACAAGATAAAATCACCACATGGAGAAAAAACCGGAAGAACAAAAAGGACTCTTCAAAAGAATCAAAGAAGGAATAGACGATCATGAAGAACAGATGGTGGTACTGGGGGCGATGGTTCGTCTTGGTGTCGTTATCTGGTCTGGGTTTATCATAACCCTTAATTATGTCGAACTACCCATGGTTAAAAAGAGTCCCGGTGGGGATATCACATTCCCAGCTTCGATATTTACAGGAGCACTCGCCACTTTTGGCTTGTCCACTGGCAATGGTAAAAAAGACAAAGAGACAAAACCAAAGACATGACTAAATGGATAATACTCTTAAGCCTGTTGTCACCCGCAGTTGCAAGAGCAAACACTGTCACGCCCCAGTTCACAACAGGGTCGATGCAGTCAACAACGACAACAACCCAAACTATAACAGAAGAGATAGTACACGAAGTAGAAGGAGCAGAAGTAAAAACTTGGTCTGGAACAAATGTTACACCAAGTGCTGCGATTGGTGCAGACGGTACAACTTATTCAGTAATAAACAACGCAACCGAATGGGATCTACAGATCACCACGAGAGACGCAGGCGTAATCGAAACGATAACAATAGACAGAACAATAGAAACAGATTCTACTACAAACTCTTACTCTATCTTTGCACAATAGGTACACCTGTATTTGCTGAAGATACAAATGTCAGCAATCCTGTAGCTGCTGCTACTGGTAACGTAACTAACCAAGCTGTACAGTTTCAGAACAATGGTGCGTCATCACGTCAGATATATGGTCCAAACATACAATGTAATGGATCTACCATGACGTTTAGCCCTTTTTATATGGGTAATCACAGCAAACCATTTGACGAGTTTATGCAACCTTCTAGCTACACCCTAGCAGAAAACTGGGGATTCCAGATTAATTTTATGGTTCCTCTAGATAAGTCAGGATATAAGAAGTGTAAAGAGATGGCAACAAGATACGAGGAAAAGATGAAGCTCGAGTATGAAATTACACGGGCACACAAATGTGCGGACTTAATGAAAAAAGGTTTTATGTACAGACCTAATACACCTAATGCAAAGATGTGTCAGGATATTGTACCTATAGTCAAAGTTAAACCGCCTAAAGAAAACAAAAAATTTGGATTATTTTAAATGAGCACACTAACACTACAATGGGAAAGAGAAGCTAAAGCAAGAGCTGAAGCTGCAAAGAAAAAAGCACCTAAAAAAGCTAAGAAAGAGGAGACTAAATAATGCTAGGATTACTTAAACCACTTGTTTTAACAGGACTAAAAAGCCCTAAGTTTAAGCAATTTGTAGTTGATCTATTAGAAAAGCTAGTAGAGCAAACAGATAACAAGCTAGATGACAAAGCACTAGCTATAGTTAAAAAAGGTCTAGACATAGAATAAATGACAAATTCCATCCAAGTTATAGATGATTTTCTACCTAACGAAGTATTTGAAGCTTTTGCATATACATGTATGACTGAAGCTATTTATGCACCAAGTGATTCAACTGCCGGACTTGACGAATGTGATGGAAGTATAAATAAGTTTGGTGAAGATTTAACTCCAGTAGATCAAAAAAATTTTGCTGAAGTAATGTTTCAAGCTCTTTTATTTCGTAGGAATCCTTCATATAATATAGTACATGATGTTTTTTCTTGTTACCCTTTATTTTATAAAAAACTTGAAGAACTTTTAAATGTAAAACGTTGGTGGATACTACGACTTAATGCTACCATGGGTCAGTCAAAACCTCATCAAGGTCGGTATCATGTTGATTTTGATGAAGAACATGGAGAGCTTTTTGCTAATACTACAACGGCAATTTTATATTTAAACACAAATACAGGCGGAACTAAATTTAGAGACACCGGCGAGTTTGTTCAATCTAAAAGAAATAGATTAGTAATATTTCCAACTCATACTTATCATGCAGGTGTCTGGAGTACAGACGCAAAACTTCGTTTCGTATTAAACATGACTTATGAAACAAAATGAATGAACTAAAAAAACTACCCAGAAAAGCAACAGAGGAAAGTTTTAACGAGCTACACTATCTTGTTACAGAAGACTTTTTACGTAGAATAAGAAGCGGAGAAGCTACCACACAAGATCTAAAAGCAGCTTGCGATTGGCTAAAAACCAACGATATAACAGGTGTTGCTTTCGATGGTAGTCCTTTAGATAAGCTTAACAAACTTCTACCTACCGTTGATCCTTCACTTGTTAAGAGGAAAGTATATGGCAAAAACAGCTGAATACTATAAGAAAAACCCTAAAGCTGCGGCTAAACGTCGCAAGCAGCAGGCAAAATACAATAAAACAACTAAAGGTCTAGCAATACGAGTTAATGCAAACAAACTTAATCGAAAACTTGGCACTTACGGTAACAGAGACGGTAAAGACTCTTGCCATGCAAAAGGCAGTACTACTAAAGGAAAGACGTGCCCAGCAAAAGTTAACAGAAAAAGCAGAACTAAAAAGAAAGCATGACCCCATTACTACCTAACCCTGATCACTATTTACACAATTTAATAACGATGACAAGTTCAGATTCAAAACGGCTCTGGAGAAGAGCTATCAAAGAGCACTTTAATTGTCAATGCGTTTATTGCGGAGAATTTCATGAATTACACAACCTTACAATCGACCACGTACGCCCGAAATGCAAAGGTGGTAGAGATATTACAACAAATGTTGTACCCTCATGTAGACGATGTAATCAGGAAAAGGGTAGTAAAAACTGGCTCGACTGGATGAGGTCGACATTTGGTATTACAGATAGAGAGCACACAATTTTATCACACATAAATTAATGACAAGAAGTAGAACCACTGAAAAGATTAATCTTAGTGCAAGTGTATTATCACAAAGACAAAAACGTTTAAAATACTTAAAAGACAGGCTTGCTGGTGTTATAGAAGATCGTTCTAACATGAGTGAAAACTATCTTAGTA